GCCCATGCCTACTGCAGGCAATACATCTGGCTTAGGTGCTGGTGCACCACTCCGCAACAAGGGTATTTACCTGGAGCGAGGCGACCGTATTTACGTAGGTGTGTTTGCGGAAGGCCCCAACATTTCCGGTTATACCCCTGGCGCTCACGTTTATGCACAGGGCGGTTTCTTCTAAGAAGTCGTGACAAAATTGAAGAATTCTTTTGGATCCTTTACTTCCTTCACCAAGGAAAAAGATAAGGATCCTTTTCGTTTGAAACCAATTACAACTGAGTTCTCTAAGGGATCTGTACCCGATTCTTTAAGCACGATTAACAGGGAATCTGCCTGGTCACGGTGGCGTCGCGGTTATGAGCTTGCGACGGCAACGTTTTACGATAACGATTTTTCATATCCTTTCCAGTATCAGATTCCAGTTCCATCGGGCACTCCTAGTTCTATTGCCAATCCAAATCCAATTATTTCAGGTGTATTCGTCGGTTTTCCAACAACCAACAAAGAACTTGGCATGCATTGGGCCGGTTGGCGTTACGCCGGTTCGATGCGTAGTGACAAATTAAAAGATCCGATTACAAGCAATAATTTATACGTTGAATCAATTACACAAGATCAAACAAACTGGTATGTAAAACTTGCTGGATCTTGGAGTGCAGCCAATCCTCTTCCTCCACCGTTTTATGTTGCAGTCCCAGGTGTGCCAGGGGGACTCAAGCCATTGGTTACTGAGATTCTGGAGGATCGTGTTATTACAGTTGGTGGCGCCATCATTGATAAAGATACGATTGATCCAACGACTCAAAAACGATATGGGTATGTACAAGCCGTTTTAACAGCTGTTAATCAGAATACGGGTGTATTGACATTTAAAAAAGCAGGTTCCGTGCAGGTGACGCCGGACCAAGAATACATAACTCCTTCGCCTGTTCCTTTTACTATTGGTCGTTATCTCATTACAGGCGCAAGGTTCTGTTGTTCATGTCAAGATTTCACCCACCGCGATTATGCGTTCTTGACTAACCCTGCCGCTAGCGATCGTAAATTTTTCCCTCGCAATAACGTCTCTTCTATTAAACCCGGTCGATATGAGGTCACAACTTTGAGCGGTGTTGTTGATAACAACGCCATGAATGATGCTTCTGTCAACCGAGAGATGGATGTTTACGCTCCATCAGGCTATAGCGTGCCCTTTTCTTTATCCACGACAACAACGATTGACAATAATTCAACAAGGGATAATGTCGGTGTTTACAGGGAGTTTGGCGCAACATACTTGAGAAGCACATCAAATCCTGCCATCCCTGGAGCCAGGGCGGAAGGCATGCCTGGCTATAACGACTATTCAACGGAACAAGGTGTTATCACTTCAATTACCGATAACTGGACACCGTTACTTGATGAGATGCGTTACTGCAAACACATTTACGCTCTTAAATTTAAAGACAATACTTTTCCGCCTGAGCCTTCTGATTTCCCTGTTCAAATTGGCAGTATGGCAGCATGGGAGCAACGATTGGTCGCGAATACAGAAAGCGAGCAAAACGAAGCCGCTTCTTTTGTGATGACGACAAGATCCCTGGCCGATATGGACGTACCTCCCTACAACTGCCAAAGCCCGATGATGATGCCAATGATGCAGAAGCTCTTTAACGTACCGGCTGATTTCATCTTGATGCAGGGCTTTACCATGTTTGACAAGAATGGTCAACCCTATAAACCTTAAAAGTTTTAAAATAAGGTATACTTATCTTAAGTCCCTCGGGACTTGTTAGGAATTCCTTAAGAAGCGGCGACCAGTGATCTACGATTCCTAGGTTCTGGGACGCAGCTCATCTCAGTCATGACTCAACCTATCCCTGTAGACCAGCGGATCGTAGATGCGTACTTCCAACTAAACGGTCAACGTGGCAACAAAGGGGCTGCGTGGTTGTTTGGTATGATCGCCACCTATGGCATCAAGCCAGAAGACCTATCCTCGTTTGAGTGGGGACCGGACAGCACCCTGGTCCTGACCCACAAAAAACGCCCTGTCAACCCGTTGCACCCACAATGGGTTTTCTTGTTTGACCTACAGAAAAAACGGCCTTGCGAAATGCAAGACCGCCTGGGGTCCCTTGCTCCTCAACTGTATCGTCTAATGGCTCACCAGGCCATCGACCTTAACATCACAGACTTACTGCTTGCACATGGCATGCGTAAGAATCATTACAGGTCCATCAAGCAGCGGCTGCCATCTTCTCCTGTTTACGCAGGTGTTTCCTGACTGCTTCCACATTCCAGCGATAGCCGTCCCTGGAACGGGTCTCAGGGAAAGCAGCGAAATGTGGACCGAGCTTTAAGGTGCCGTCATCACGCATACGGAAAAGTTCCTTGCGATCCATTCCAAGGAGTTCTTCCGCTCGTGCGACCGAAACCCAACCTGTGTTTTGAGCCATGACTTAGGCGTCAGGGTGAACAACTCTCGTACGGTAACGGGGCAAAACCCTGAGTCAAGGGGATTCATACTTTTTTAAGACTAGTGTGAAGTTACGTAAAGCTTAAGGAAATTAGAATAAGGTAACGGCAATTCAGAGCATGTATTACAGCGAGCATGAGCCTATCGCCTTACTCGTTGAAATCACTCCAAAACTTGCAAAGAAACGATTTAGAGACGAAATCTATAAATCCTGGAACCACGAATGTGCTTATTGCGGCGACAATGCAACGAGCCTAGATCACGTCATACCACGTCATAAATCAGGAGAAACAACACGCAAAAATCTGGTGCCAGCATGCCGTCGCTGTAATGCATCCAAAGCGTCTTGCAAGTTACACGAATGGTACATGCAGCAAGATTTCTTCTCTAAAGCTAGGCTCAATAGAATTGAAAGATGGATTGACCAAGATCCCTACCAAGTATTGCATTGGGAAAAAGAGTCTGATCATTCTTTAGTGCACATTAATTATGTCGGACAAACCAAGGAAGGCTGTAGCCGCAGCCAAGCGATACCAAAAGGATAAGATGGCTTGTAACAAGCCTCAGCGTGCGCCTAAGGGAGATAAGCATAAGTATGTAGTCAAGGCCTGTCAAGATGGGAAAGAAGGAATAGTGCGTTTTGGCGCCAGAGGATATCAAGATTTTCTTCAGCATAAAGACGAGGGAAGACGTGCTAACTTCAAAGCCAGGCACAACTGCTCCGAGAAGAAGGACAAACTGACTCCCGGCTGGTGGAGCTGCCACTATTCGTGGTAGACTTTAACTGGTAATAAAAGTTTTAGATGGCCAAAAACAAATACGTTGTGGCTTTGTGTAAGGACTGCTTTAAGCCTTGTAATAAGAGAAAAGATTCTTTGAAAACATGGCAAGGCCGTTGCCGTTCTTGTGCCAGAAAATATATGCACGCGTGTACTAATTGTATTATTAACGCAACAAAAAAAGCAAATACAATACATGGAGATGCTAAAAATAAGAGCAACAAAGGCCATTGGTTATATGGAAGATGGCAAAAAATGAAACGTCGTTGCAAAGAATATCCCACGTACATAGCCAAAGGTATTCAAGTATGTGATGAATGGAGTTCAAGTTACCTGACATTTAAAAAATGGGCAGAAGAAAACGGAGCAGATCAAACCCTGGAACTTGACCGCACTGATAACTATGGCGATTACTGCCCAGGGAATTGCCGTTGGGTCACGCATCAGGTAAACTGTCAGAACAGGTAAAGGCCTGTAACTACAACTGGTAAATCCATGGCAAAACCCAAGTCATCCGGTGCAATCAAGATTGAATCCAAGCCGAAGAAGACAAGACAAGGACAGGGATTACACTCCTTGCCCAATCACGGACGTAAAAAAACACGCGGCCAAGGTAAATAATCTGTGTATGATTGGGGTAACTTGGTTACCCCTTATGTCTGATTTTTCTGCGGCAATTGAATTAATCAGAAAATATGAAGGGTACAACGAGAAAGCGTACCCAGACCCGGCGACCGGTGGTGAGCCGTACACCATCGGTTATGGCACTCAGTTCTATCCAGACGGATCTCCAGTCAGGCGTGGTCACCTCTGTACAAAACGCAAAGCCCTGGAGTATCTGTACCATGAGTTAGAGGTACTTGATACCGAACTCAAAAAGTTAAACCTTGGCCTGGATGAATCAATGCACCAGGCTTTGCTTTCGTTTATTCATTCGGTCGGCTGGAATTCTTTTCTTTACAGCAACATCATTGATTGCTTGGAGCAAGAAGACTGGCGAGGTGCCAGCCAAGAGCTTCCTAAGTGGATCTTTGATCAAGACCACAAAATGGTTGGGTCTCTTTTGCACAGGCGTCAAGAGGAAGTCAGCCTTTTTCTCAGGGAAGCCAATGATTGTGGCTGGCTCTCCACGGAGATCCTTCTGACAGCATTCCGTAACTACACTGCAGCCTCTCATCAGGTATCGGCAATCCGCCGACTTGAAGAGAGTATTAACCCCTATACTTTGTCAGAGTTTGCTAACGACTTCAGAATAGATGAAGACCCCTGGGACGTACCGTTTGATAGTTCTGAGGAATTTGATCTAACCGGCGTCTGCGACATTTAGCTTTAAAATGGTTTTAATTGAAGCATGCAGTTAGGAATGGAAGGATCTATTGAGCCCCGCCAGTTTGAACTCCCCCTGGAGCTTCAATTCTCCATGCGCAAGGCTGAGCTGCAAGCGCAGGAGATGACGTGGGAACAACTGTATGGTGCGTTGCTAAACCTATATCACCAGCGATTGATGGAATGGCATGCCGTCAAATCATTAATGGCCGATGAGAACATCGAGCTTGAGTGGGATTACCCTACAGATATAGAGCTTGCTGAGTTGGCTATGGCATGCGTCTATGAAGACGATGAAAATGAAGACGAGGAGGATGATTTGCAACCTTTTTAGACGGTTGATTGCTTTAAATAAAGGATTGCTTTTTCCAAAACAGCAATGTCATCATTTGCTTGTCCCAGCAATGAATTACATTTAATACAAAGCAATCCCCTTATTTGATTAGTTTGATGACAGTGGTCAACAGAGAAAGTATCACGTTTCTTTCCGGGAGCAGTTGTCCCGCAGATTTTACATTTTCCCTTTTGTTCTTTTAATAGTTTTTTGTAGTTAACAGAAGTTAATTGATAAGTCTTTTCTAGGTGCCAATTTCTTTGATATTCGGGATAGCGTCTTTTATTATTGTTTTTCTTTTTTCTTTCATGGGCTTCTTTAATGAGCCATCGCTCAACATAGAAGCCATCTTTCTTTTTTCTATGTGTATCATAAGCCCAGAATAATCGGCCATCTTCACGCTGGTCTCCACAGCAAAAAGGCAATCCAGTAACTGGGTTAATTCTTTTCATTTTTGATCTTCGATCAACAGGAGCCGATCCAAATACCATTGAGCTTTCAGAAGATCAGTTTTGCCTCCTTTATGCCGCCATCTCCATAAATATTTGACGCAATTACCTCTCAGGTATCCTTCGTACTCTTCGGTTGTCAACTGTGCTTCAATGGCTTCAATACATTCAATTCCGCCTGCATCCGTGTAATGAGAAGGATGATTGACCACATCCTCCTTGATTACGGGAGCTTCTTCCTTGACGGCCCAAGGCACAGGGCAGACGCCATCTTTACATTCCATAGCCGGACCGCCAAGGATCTGAATCGAATCGCTTGCTTCTACCGGCGCAAACCACGTCTTTTCTGAGAAAGTAATAACTCCACTTCCGGTGCTGAACCCAGATCCATCACTAAGTTCTTCGGACGTGGAGAGGAAGAGGGGTCCATCACTACCGCTTCCTCCATCGATGGAATATACCCCGTCATTCCAGGTCGTCCCCCCTCGAGTTCCAGGCTCTGCCTTGGAATTCCCTCTTCGCATAATGTCAGTCCGCGATTGTACTGATCATATAATGGCACATCATTTTCTTCGTTGTCGAGATCAGTGCCAAATGTTGCCTGATTCAAACAACGACAAATGACTTCATCAATGATGCTTTGACCGAGACCGTCGCGGTAGTCAGCGGGGTTATGCATGGGAATATCTTGGCCTAAATTGCCTCGATTACAATATTACCATGGCAAGATTTTATAACCCTCGAGCAGAAAACATTGACCAACCGGTGGATACACCTGTTGGTTATAGAGGACGTGTTCAATATGACCCACGCCAAGACTCTGGCTCCTCTGGCGGTGAAGTTACCGACCTTACGCCGGAACGTCAATATGATGTCGACTTGCGTCGGCTGGGACAAGATAACGCCGTAACCGCTGCTGCAGCTGATACTGAGAACTCGATCCAGCAGAATCGTGTTGAACGTTTTTTAAGTGCTTCTCGTATCGCAAATAAATACAAGCAGCAAGCTGACATTCAATATCCAAATACAGGTAGCTCTCCAAGGAGAGATCCGGTGTCGCGCCAAGGTGTAACGTTACCAACTCTTGGGGAAGCCCCAGGGGCACGGGGCAGCATTAACTACCCCAATGACCCTCAGCCAAGATCAGGCAAACCTTATAACTGGCTTGATTCCTTTTCTTAACTGTATTGAGTAAAACCCCCTCCCGCTTCTTCCATAAGACGCCATGCACTTGAAGCATGACTTATGGGCGAAGCCCCTAAAGATTGAGAAAGAGAAGGGATTCGACCTGCCTGTTTTTTTGAAGCTAGAGCAATTTTTCTTTTTTCCGCGCCAGGACTAAACGGTTGCGCATATGCACTATATTTCCCAGCTAGTTTCATTGTCTTTTTAAACTGTTTAACTACACTTTACTAAAGACAACTTCAGGGGCCTGGTTTTGATACTTACCTTTCCTGTCCTGGTAGCTCACCTCGCACGGGTTCCCGCGATAGAAAAGGAGTTGGGTGACGCCTTCATCAGCGTAAATACGGTTGAATAGACCAGTGCAGTTACTGATCTCAAGTGTAAGGTAGCCCTCCCACCCGCTCTCTGCTGGTGTAATGTTTACCAGGATGCCTGATCGGGCGTACGTTGATTTGCCCACTGCTACTACGGTCACATCACGGGGCAGCTTAAGGCGCTCACGTGCCACACCCAGGCAGTAGCCGTAAGGAGGAAGAAGGAAATACTTGCCCTTCTCATCTTCCAGAAGTTCGGCTTTATTTAAGATTTCAGGCTTGAAATCCTTTGGGTCGCACTCCCCTTCTGAGATGCGTCCAAAAATCAAGCATTGCTCTGGCGACAGGCGGATGTCATAGCCATAGGAGCTAAGACCGTAGCTCAAAATACGACGCCCATTTTCTTTGCTGATAAGACGATCCTGGAACGGAGCAATCATCTCCTCTTCTTCCGCAAGACGGCGGATTTCCTTATCGCAAAGAACGCTCATAGTCTCTTTAAAGCTTTTTCAATATAGGGCATTCAGCAAAGAATGCGTCCTCTTGGAGAGTAAATGTCGATAAATCTCTGGGTTGCTTCCCCGGAATTGTCTTTTGGCTGCAGATAAACCAAAAAGGACGTGCATGTGTTATGCCTCTTTACTCCTTCATTTGTGCGTCCAACCAGTGTAGGTACTGTCTTGAGAATACAAACAGGGAAATCAAAGAGTCGTTGTTCGTAACGAAACATGTCAGGACAGTTGGAAAAGTAAAGTCCTTCTTCTATTTCGTTATGAAACCAAGCTTTGAACAAACGCCTGAACCACACGGCATGAGATGATGTCAAGGTTGGAGAACAAGCCCTTGTCATCTTCCAGCGTTCATTCTTCTTATCAAAATAGTACGTACCACTGGGTGGGAACAAGTAAACCTTGCCGAACCACTCCTGGTCGTTTAAGCCATCATCACTTGGCGTGAAATAGCTTTTGGCATTGACGTATTCATTAGCAAAGTCTGAACTTGCTACGTCTAGATCAATATGACCCATGAGTTCATGGGCGGCAGCCACCAGATCAGTATTGGTAATTAACTCCAGATCTTCACGGCGCATGCCGCTTTTGGTGATTGCCATTACGAATCAGCTGCTTTGTTGTAGTCAATTTGAAAGTAACGAATCCCTTCTTGATCATTAATGACGTAACCAGCCTTTTCTGTTGGATCGATCTTTTGCGCGGCTGTCAAAATACGACGGAAGGTTTCAGCCATATCACCATCATTACTGCGTTCACATTCTTCTTGTGCAGCGTAGATCTCTTTCAGAGTCCAGAAAAACATAGAACGCTCTTTGTTCTCAGGCTGGAACACCATTACGCCAGGCCCCTCCACCTCCCACATCTTGCAGTATTGCTCTCCCATATCTCCCAATATCAAACGCACGGTTGCATCCAGCATCCGCACCTTGGTGTCATCGATCTCAGGACCAATGGCCTGCGCAATTAACTTCTCGCGTCTATTCATGTCAAGTCAATCCTTGCTTTTGGAGAACGTCTTGCAACTTGGGGAGCGGCTGATAAATCACAACCAGTTTCCCAAGAATACCTCGTTTCTTAATTAATTTTCCGTTTTCATCCCGTAGCTTATCAAATTCACCAGACCTAATTAGGTATTCGGCCACGCATCTAAGCCTTCGCTTAAGAGCCAACTCTGCCGCTGGAAACTTGCTACAAATTGTGTCTGGCTGCATGTCACCAAACGCAACACGCAACCGATTGGCCAACGTCATACTGGAATTGACATCCTCTTCTTCATAGGTCTTAACCACTTCTAAATAACGACGAAGGCATCCATCATCAAAAGAACCTTCTGGTGGCAGAAAATTTTCCACCTGTAAACACAAAGAAGTAGGAAGTAATTCCTTGTGGTTTTCCACGGTCACTTCATCGATGATGAAGGTTTCAAACCGATGCGCCAGGGGTATCGTTGTTTTCTGCATCTGTTTTTTCTTCTAAAGAGGCGAGGTAAGCGTCAATGGAATATTCGTTGGTTCTATAGGCACAACTACTTTTGAAGGTATAGTCAGTATTTTTGATCTGCGGATTTTTTACAAACGAACGCACAAGGTGGTTCCAGGGAACACGAATCTTGGTCCTGGTGCCAGGCACTGGATTGACGTTGACGTAATGGATTCCCTCGATCCAGCCTTTGGTTTTGTCGCCTCTGCGCCCTAAGGCAATCCAGTTCCTCAGCGTTTGATCGGACACTCCTAGGCGCTTGGCACATTCCTCAGTAGAAATGTATTCATCTGCGTAGGCTTCAGGATTTGTGGTCCTTTGAGCGTTTGCCCCATCTTGGAGAGCCCAAATGCTGGAGAGGATGTTACGAATGCCTTTCAATTCGTAAGCAACATCTTCCAATCCTTTTCGAATTCCGTGACTCATACAGCAGTTGTTTTGGCTAAATGCTAAGGTATTTGCAAGACAATTGTTAGATCATGGAAGACCAAATCCCTGGAAGCACCCCACCAGAGTTTCAGAATCCTCCCAAGCTTTCTGCTGAGCAAGTTGAAATGCTGAAGGCGATTGCTCGTGAACATGCCATTGCCCAAGCAAATGCGGAGCCCTTGCCTCAGCGTTTAGTTGCCCCTCCTCCATCGTTCCAGCCTCCCGTTCCTCAGCCAAAACCAGAGATTATTTATCTGCGACGCAACTTGACAGTTGCAGAGCTTTTATTGATTCTACTTCTTTCTTGTGGTCTTGTTACCGGTGTCCAGGCCTTGTGGGGACTAGGATCGCGCATCCTACCTCAAGTTGAAATCAGAGTCAAATAAAATACGACAAACCTAAACTATAATTTTAGTTATAAGGTTTGCGAGCATATAGGTGGCCAATAGGCGGATCTCGGACTTACCAGCAATCACTTCGATTGGCATTGATGATGCCGATCTATTTACTATTGTTCACTTAGCTGAAGTAGATCCGGGCTTAAAGAATAAGAAGTTTACCGTACAAGAACATAAAGCATATCTTAATAATTACTACCTGCAGTTAACGGGCGGCACCGTCAACTCTTTAACGGTTACCAATAATTTAGGCGTATCTGGCAATACGACCGTACAAGGAAACTTAACGGTTGCTGGCACCGGTATATTTACCAACCTGGCAATCAGTAATCTGACCGTCACTGGCACTATCAGTGGTAACACGATTACAGGTCAAAGCATTCAAGGTTTAAACGTCAACGGAACAAACGGATATTTTGTTTCGCTTCAGGCGCCGAATGCTGCGTTTGATTCCGTTGTATCGACCAATATCAGTGGTGGCGCAATCACCGGCAACACAATTGCGGCGAGTGGAATTACCGGTCAAACAATCACAGGTAATACCGTCAATGCAATTACGATCAATACCACATCGATTACAGGTGTAACCGGTGTCTTCACGACCAGTGTTTCTGGTGCACTTGTTACAGGTAATACGGCACGTTTTACTAACCTCACTGGAGTTTCTGGAACGTTCACTACCAGACTTTCTGGAGCGACGATTACAGGCGATACGGCTTTATTTGCCAACACCACTGGAGTCTCGGGAACTTTTACAACACAACTCTCTGGCGCTGTCATTACTGGCAACACAGGACAGTTCACGCAACTCAATACCGTCACGGGTCAGTTCACCAATCTTTCCGGCACAACAATCACGGGAGGCGCAGGCCAATTCACCAGCCTGACTGCCACCTATGTAACTGGAACCATTGCTGTATCCGGGGCAACGATTACAGCCCTTACTGGAAATATTGACCAGGTACAAGGAGTTTCCGGCGTCTTCACCTCTAGGCTCTCTGGAGCGACGATTACAGGCAATACAGCCCTCTTTACGAATACAACCGGAATCTCAGGTACATTCACCAGTCGTCTGTCTGGCCAAACCATTACTGGTGTTACAGGTTTATTTACAACACTGACGGCAGCCACTGGTACTTTCACTGACCAGATTAATGTCAGCACGATTTCAACCACCGGCAATCTTTCCGCCAGCGGTAATCTTTTCATTGGCGGCTCTGGGACTGTTGTTAGTGGTTTAACTGTCAGTGGCACTATTTCTGGTTCGACCGTTACGGGTACAACCGCTCTCTTTGACAGTGTTACCGGCAACGGTATTTACGGAAACACCATTGTTTACGCCCCAACGGTAACAGGTGATGTCGTCTTAGGGCGTTCTATTACAGGCGTCACCGGTGTTTTTACCACTCTATTAAGCGGCGCAACAGTTACCGGTAACACGATCAATGCCAGCACCTTAAACGTTGGTAGTGGTTACTTTGTCTACGCCTCTGGAGCTACGCTGACTGGTGTTACAGGTTTATTTACTGTTCAAACAGTAGGTACCGGTAACTTCACCAGGGTTTCTGGTGCAACTATTACAGGAACTACTGGTTTATTTGCCAACTTTACGGCAGTTAGCGGCCAGTTCACTAATCTTTCCGGCACCACAATCACTGGTAATAACCTGAGCGTTGGCACAGGTACGTTTGCACGTATTGTTGGTGGTACTTATGTTGCAGGCGGTGTTGTTTTTGCATCTGGTGCAGGTGATGTTCGTCCCTTCAACCAGTTCTCGTTCCCAGCAACACCTGGTACGTCAGGCTATGTGCTGACAACCTTGGGCAACGGTCAGACGACATGGACTGTTGCGACAACCACTGGCACCCTTGTTACGAATGTAATTGCGGAAACAAAAATCCTTATTGATATCAACTACGCCATTGGTATTGGATACAACGGACTATCAGTTGGTCCTGTAGGAATTGAATCTGGAATTACTGTAACAGTTCCATCTGGTTCAACTTGGAAAATCTTGGATTAAACTAGAAACAAAAGGTAATAGTTCTGATGCCATACGGAATTCTTAAGGCTGACACCTTAACTTATTACACCGCAACAGGTGATGTCAGCATTGCTATCAGTGGTCTTGCAATTTCTGGTTCACCGTTAATTTCTGGTGTTTCCGGTATCTTTACCACCAGTGTTTCTGGTGCTACCGTCACCGGTAATGCGGGTCAATTCACCACTATCACTGGTGGTACTGCGCAATTCACCAACATCACTGGTGTTTCCGGTACCTTCACCAGTCGTATCTCCGGCGCTACGGTAACCGGTACGTCTGGTCAATTCACCACTCTTACAGCAACGACTGGGGTTTTCACTAGTGTTTCTGGTGGCACCGTTTCTGGTGATGCTGGTCTATTTAATACGATTAGTGGTAACCAAGGGGTATTTAATTCAAGCCTTTCAGTTCCCAGCGGTACGGCAGCAAGCCCGTCAATTAGTTTCAACGGGGACCCAAATACTGGAATCTATTCCTCCGGTGCGGACCAAGTAGCCATCAGCACTGGTGGGTCTGGCAGGTTGTTTGTTAATAGCGATGGCAACATTTCCGTAGGTGCAACTACCAATGATGCGGTAGGAAGTACATCCACACTTACTATTGACAGATCCGCTGGTAATGGTCAGCTAAGCCTTGCGGCAAATGGTACCGTCAGAGGACGAATTTTTGCTGACAACAGCACCAGTGAATTGCGTATTGGCAATCCAACTGCCAACGCTCTGATGTTGTTTACCAACAACACCGAACGCCTGCGCATCACCTCGGCAGGGCTCGTAGGCGTGGGGACTAGTTCACCTGCCACGCTACTAGATCTTTCAACAACTACATCGGCAAAATTAAATCTTACATATCCTGGATTTGGTATTGCCACGCTTGCGTCAGATAGCACTGGCGCATTACTTTTGCAAGCTGATGAGGCAAATACACAAGCCAATAGTCTTATTCAATTTAAGGTAGATGGAACTGAGCGAGCAAGAATTGACTCCTCAGGCCGCCTAGGGGTGGGCACCACGAGCCCTAGTAGCGCACTCCATGTGAGTGGGAGTGGGACTGTTATTCAACAAGTTCAATCCACGGGCGGTGCAACAGAACTAAGGTTAATTGCGAACACGCAGACAAACGCCTCTTACAACAACATTTACTCCGGCGACGGAACCAACTGGAACTGGAGGATTGGCGGCAGTGACGGCACTACCGATACTCTGACGTTTGCGACCGGTGGCTTCGAACGCCTCCGCATCGACAGCTCAGGCCGTGTAGGCATAGGGACTTCGAGCGTTACAGGGAACCTTCATGTCAAGGGTGATGATGGCATCAACATCGGCAGGGCAGATGGCGGAAACCAGTGGCGCTTAATTCCCACGAACGGAGGAACAGGTTCTAGTAATCTTCGCCTTTATGAAGGAGTATCTAACACTGAAGTTCTAAACATCACAACGGGAGGCCGTGTAGGGATTGGCACTACTAGTCCTGCGTTTGGTGTTGGTGATGGCTTAGAGGTAGCTCGTTCCGGTGTTTCTACTATCCGTGTCAGTAGCAATACGCAGGGCGTAGAGCTTCGTTCAGACGCAGGC